TCAAAAACAACCTGAACCTGGTGTGCTAGAAGATGACGAGCCTGTCATTACTGAAAGCACCCTTGAGATTGTTGCTAATCGTCTTTTAGATGATCTTGTGTACTCTTCCCGCACTGGCTTTACCAGTGACAAGCACACAGGAGGCAGAGAAACCCCACCGCTGTTTCTCATGCCGCGTGGCGTCAATCTCCCAGGTTATTATATTCTCCATCGTTCTCCTGGCAAGTTTGGCAACGATAAGTTGACCGCTTGGCATCGCTCTCAAGTTGTTGTTGAAGAGCGCGACGGAATGCAGACGTGGATTCATTTACCTTATGATGCTTATTTAGTAACAGGAGGTGATGAAGCTCACTCTTGGCGGGTTCTCAAGTCCTGCCGTAACATGGTCTTAATCCAAGTTACCGATGTTCCGGGCGCCCCGGCACCTTTTCAAGTTGGAATAGTACGCGTAGCTTTACCGCCTCGGTGGGTATCTCGCATTCCATTTTTGGATCGGTGTCCTTGGCTTTCATTGATGGTACATAAGACGTTGACTCACTACTTTGGACGTACAGAAGAAGTCAACGCGACAGACTTAGCTACGATTCGAGCTTACCTATTGAGTAGAACTGCCTCTTCTTGGAATTTCCAAGGATGCGGTTCTCGCGTTCGCGATTTGTTTGAGGCACAATATCCTTTATATCGTGCTCAATTTCCCGAACGCGTGAGTGAAGAGCGAGTTCTTCTCCATGCAGTAGCATGGGCTGAAGGCTTGCATGATACTTCCCTCCTCTACGGTGAGTCAGTGGTGGGTAATTCCAGCGTCACTACCGACATTAACAATACCATGCGTGTAAACGCAGTTGCCTTACCACAAATCCCTAATTGGGTTTATGTGGCTTCTGGTATTGGTTTGTTGTGTTTAGTAGCATTCAAGGTGCGGCGAATGTTTTCTATTACTACAGCTCTGCAGGCAATACCTGCACGTGTGGTGAATGATGGCATTCCCTATTTCAAGTCGTCTTTGATTACTTGGAAAGATCGCCTTGTTGACTGCTGTTATGGGATGCGTGACCGCAACTACCGTGCGAATGTCTTCTTTACTGTGCTTTTTGTTCCAGTAATTGAAGAGCTGTTAAAAGCCAATTGGGCCAATACCCTCTTGATTGCAGGAGTTGAATCCGCTTGTTGCAAAGACGGATTCCATGCGGTTTTTCACATCCTAACCCGGTGCCTTCTATGCACACGTGATCGCATTATTTTACATATTATTAATAATGCGCTTAACTTTATGTACGCTCCAGAGATTATGCAGGTGCGAGCTTCGCACTATTTTTGCTATCTCTTGTGGTGGACATTCACGTGTGGACTTGCACGCCCAGCTGCTCTTGTGTGGTTAGCGGCCCGCCAACAATTGTATTACAATCATTGGAGTGACCGCGTTCCGTTGGAAGTTGCATGTGTAGAACACTATCCCCATGAGTTAGGTTATGTCTTGCGACAAACCGAACCAAATTGTGTTATCCCAATTCAAGACAAGTCCATGCAAATGTCTAGCACTATGGTGTTAGAACCAACGGGCACAAGCTGTGTTTACTTTTGGTTAGCGACGAATGTTCCGGCATATGTTGTATCGCGCACACCGACCATGGTAATGGCGGGTATCCAAACGCGCATTATGAAACAACCTTTGTTGTCTCCTAAGAAACAAGCTACTCCTTGGATGCAGATTTGTGCCGAAGGTTTGATACCTTATCCTAGCGAAGCTATGGATTGGCAACAAGTTTACCCTCCTTGGATCGAACATTTTCGCCTAAAAGATTCACGGCAGTATGCGCTTTATAAGCGTGTGCATCAGCAGCTTATGGACTTTGGTCCGATAGTTAAGAATCGGATTGAATTGTTTCCGAAAACTGATGAGGTACTTCTGAAACCTGATTTTCAGCTCAAACCTCGTATGATCTCGAACGTTCCTCCTATGGTGCAAGTGCGAGCCGGGCCCTATATTAGGGCTGCCAGTGCTCGCTTGCATACTTTATGGAATGTCGATAATCAGTTGTTTTTTCGGGGTATGCCTTTGTACATCACTTATGGTATTGGTTTGCTTGATGCAGATCTGGATAAGTGGATGCACCACGTTTACAAACGCCCCGAACAAACTCACATTATTGTGTGCGGTGACGACTCGGTGGTGCATCATCATGGTAAGTGGTACTGCGGTGATGCATCAGCTTATGATCAATCTCAATCCACAGGTCCTTTAGAGTTTCAGCGTAATTTCCTGACTCTTCTCGGTGTTCCGGCTTCTGTAGGGCGCCTTCTTACAGAAGTTTCTCGTTGGCCTTATGTTTATTTTGATCGTTCGGGAACGGTCTTTATTAAGCGTACCAAGAGGCCAATTCGTGACACTGGTGGCCCCGACACCTCATTGGGCAACTCCATCAATATGGCCGTAGCTTGGGCGTATGCCCTAACTGCTTCGTCGATTGATGCGGGTTTCATTGAATTAGGCTTTGCGATGAAAAATCGCGAGCTGCCATTTGAGAAAGTTAATTTTCTCAAAGGTTCCTGGCCCTTAATGCTCAATGATGGTGTTCTCACCCCGACTTGGACCCCGGTTCCTTCACGTTTAATTAAGATGGGATTGATTAAGCGTGAACCCGAACTTATTTATAATTGTTCTTTGCCATTAGCGGTTAGTACTCATATTTCCAATATTGTAGCTACAATTTGGAGTGGACGGTATATACCACTATGGCGTGTCTTATGTCAACGGTTTCCGCGTGGTTCTAAGTTGGACCTCGATTGGATGGTCCTTCTTACTGAACGCCCCCTAGTAGAAGATGAGTGCCACCCGTTGCTAACATACTACTCTAATTACTATGACGTGGACGATTCGTCCTTTGTAGAATTGGAGAGTATGCTTAGGATAACAGAATTCCCTTCGTTTATTTCTCATCCTTTATGGATGAGAATGGCGGAGGTGGATTACGCATAAGACAAAAGTGGGCATGCTCTAAAAAATTTCGTGTTTACCTATGCAACGTCGTAAGCAAACTAAAACTAAGCGTGTACTTCCACGCCAACAACCTAAAATTAAAAACAGTGCTCGTCAGCGCACACGTGCGGCCAAGTCGCGCGTTCAAAACCGGCCTTCTGCCGGAGTTGCACTGCAGCGGGCTCCCGAAATAGTCGTTAATTCGGCTCTCGAGATTACTGTTACCCATACTGAAAAAATTCGTTCAGTATCTTCTTCGATCCTTAATACTAATCATTCTTTGATCATTAATCCTAGGCGTTCTGGAACCTTCCCCTGGTTGAGCAAAATTGCCGAAGCTTTTGACATGTATCGCATTCTGAAAATGAGTGTGATATATCGTCCTTCTTGTCCTACTACGACAAGAGGTGAGTTAATCATGGCTTTTGATTATGATCCTACGGATGACAATGTTAATGCCTCCAGTTCTGATCTTGCTGCGATGAGGGGTGCCGTCTCTGGCCCCCTCTATACGCCAAGTGTCTTACAATTTGAACTTGGAGCCATTCCTCAATCTACTCATAAATTCTTTTGTTCTTTTGGTGGAAACCCCGATCGTTTGAATGATGAAGCCACCTTATGGTTTAATGCTTCCTCAGACGCGGCCCTAGTTGCTGGTTCCTTGTATTTATCTTATACTATTCAGCTCATTGACCCTGAACCTGTTACTGCCTCCTATGGGCAAACAGCCGGTATAAGAAGCTTGGACCTCACTACGGTTACAGAAAACAATCTGCTTGGAACGGTTCAACAGGTGGTAGCTAATACCCCTGTTCCTGAACTTCTCCAAGCATTGAATGGTAATGTAACTCCACTAATTGCGGATGTTTCAGCGCGCGCGCGAACTGCTTATTTGTCGGCAGTTCAGAAAACCCATGACGATTTAGATCGTGTCACAGATAATACTAATATGCGTGAGTATATTAGTCATGGTTTTGTGACTACTGATCATGGGTTTGTCCCCTTTGATGACGATGGTTTATATGTCCATGTCATAGCACCTGACGCGTGTTCGGACTTATTGTTGAATGCTCCGGTTTATGGTACTTTTGTTCCAGCAGCTAATGCTGCACCGAGATTGCAATTCCAATGTTCACCGAACATCACCGTAGTATCTAGTATCTGTCAGTTTACCGGCACATTTGCTACCGGGGTTCCAGTTATCACTTTCGGATGTATTTGGTTCGTTCTCAAGTACACCGCCGGCCAGTATGGTTGGTACCGTTTCGGTATCACTAATGGCGGGTGGACCACAGCAAGTGTGCAGAATTGGCAGATGATGTGCGTTCCGGATGTCCAACAGTGGACGCCGAAGTATGCTTAAAACTTGCATAGTGTGCCACGAAGTCCTTTAGAGCA